ATCTTCTACGGTTAGCTGTAACTCAGAGCACATACGATTACTACATGTACTCTGAAAACGATATGTTGTTTACTCCCGACCACCTGAACTACTGGTTGGAGAACAAAGATATGTTGAAAGAACTAAACCTAGAACCCTCGTTCTGTAGATACGAACTAAACGGGGACCTCAAGATTCCTTTTGACAACTACAAAAGGTACAACTTGACTGAGCTTACGGAAAATGTTTGGCACGACATTCCGCATCAAGCAAAGGTTTATTTGACTCCTACGCACGAGAAGTATCTTGGTTTCATCCTGCTAGGCAACCCTTATTCAGGGATGATGATTCTTGATCAAGAAATGGCTGAAGAGTACATTGCTTCGGTCAGTTCTCACCCTGAACTCAGCCATCGAATGGTTGGTCACCGCAACTGGCCTATTGCCGATCGTTCATCTATGGGTATTGCCTTTGAAAACCTAGAAGAAGGACAAGACCACAGACGCGTGGTGCCTCTGGTGCGAAAAGGTGATTGGGTAACCATCGCTGACGAAGGTTTGATACGTCACTTGGATACAAAATACTCTGATAACCTCCTAAAGCAGGCAGACTGCATAACCACCGAGAACATGTTTGTATGAGCGTAGTCGACAACGTCAACCACCCATCGCACTACACCGCTGGTGGTATCGAGTGTATTGATGCGATTAAGTCTGCACTAACTGATGAAGAGTTTTTTGGTTACTGCAAAGCCAACTGCATAAAGTACATCTGGAGAGAGAACCACAAGCAAGGAGTTGAGTCCTTAAAAAAAGCTCAGTGGTACTTAAACCTGTTGATTAAGGAGAAAGAGGTAGAATGATGATTATTTCCTGAGCTATGGATATCCCAGCCTTTGGAACTGTATACGGGCAGGTTGCGTCCTTGCCTTATGCAAGTGGTTTTAGGTGGACTCCCTCTGACGGTCCTAAAACTTTTTCCACGTGCCGTGGCGTCAGCGTCATCACTAGCAACAATAGCGATGTTGTTTATATCGAACTGAACGACGGACAAGGACAACTCATTCCTATGGGTGGGTTTGTTAATAACCCTCTGCTCCCTGTTGGTGCCACAACCATCTCTGGTGGTGACATTACTTCTGCTGTTGTTCTTTTCTGATGAACTACAACCAACTTTCTCAAATGCAAAACTCCATGCGTGGTGAAAACCGCTATGGAGACTTTGTCCGTCAGGGACTCGATCAAGAAGCAGGTGCACCACCCCCACCTCCTCCGCCGAATGCGGATTCTAATGAAGCTTTTGATCCCAACATGGACGAGAGAGCTGATGTAGAAGTCATGAAGAGACAGCTTTTGGCATCAGCGAAGGATCGCAGGTAGCATGTTGCTACTAGCAAGCGTTTTGTGATTGTTGACTGCTTTACGTATTTCAACGAAAAAGAACTCCTAGAGCTGCGCGTCCGCACGTTGGAGAACCACGTTGATGGTTTTCTGATTACTGACGCAAACCGCACCCACCGTGGAGACAAAAAAGCGTTCTCCTGTGTGGAGACTATTCGCGAGTTGGGTTTACCAGAAGAAAAGATTCAAGTCCTTCATGTTGAGCTTCCAAGCGCTACGGAAGCTCCAGATCCGTGGATTCGTGAAAGAGGTCAGCGCGATGCTCTCAGCATTGGCCTTTCTATGCTTGATGATGACGATTACTTTATTTGTTCTGATTGCGACGAGATCACTAACCCTTCTGCAATCGAAGCAATCAAGCGTTCTGTCGATATGGAGGAAAATAAGATTATTAGAATGAGTATGAGCATGCACTACGGACGTGCAGATCGTCAACTCGTTTCTCCGGAGGGTGAACTCTTTGATTGGCGTTGCGGTGTGGCTAGCACAGTCGGAAAGCTCAAAGAATTCGGAACTCTATCGGCGATGCGGGCGTCGACTGACAATTATTATGTTGGTGTTCGGAATGCTGGCTGGCATTTCTCTTGGATGGGAGATGCAGACCGAAGAAAAACCAAACTCCGCAACATCGCCGAATACTACATCTGGGACAAGCCAGAGGTTCAACAGCTGTGCGATGATTTTGTTGCGGAACCCGGCAATACCGATATGCTCGGACGCCAAGACCATTTACTAACTGAGTATCCGGTTGAGGATTTGCCCGAAGAGGTGGTTAAACTAGAAAGAGTTAGAAAGTATCTTCTTCCCGATGACGAACAAGATGCCGCCTGAACTCCTAGAGAGGTTCAAGAAAAAGCAAGGAGAAGATGACGAGAAAAAAGAAGAGGGAGGCAATCAGGAGAAGCGTAAGTCTGCTCTTGAGAAGGCTCGTAAGGCCAAGGAAATGCGTAAAAAGGACAAGTGACTCTGAATGTCATCCTCAACTGAAATCAGAAACCGGTTTGAGGAGATCCTAGAAGCCGCAAGGACTCAGGATCGCTCAAATCAATCAGCGACGATGGTTGTGCTTAGTCACATCCAGCAGATGGTCCTGTACATGATCAAGAAGGGTATCACCTTCTACTGTGAACAAGACACCTATAAGAGTCGTTCTAGGTTCTTAGAAGACGTTATTGCCCTCAACAGGCTTGATATTCGATTTCCTTCGATTATCAGGAACTTCCTGATCGACGGTTGTGGTTTGTTTTACTTCCGTCCTGATGAAAAACTGAAGTATCAGATCTATTTCTTCAACAAAAACCAATATCGGGTCTACCACGACCTCAACGGCTCTGTCGAGGAAGTTGTCATTCTCTATAGCTATAGAGTTAAGAATAGCAACTTAGGTCTGCCTTCAACAACATACGGGCAGAACAAAAGATACGTTCGTTTGGCTATTACAGCAGACGAAATAACAGAAAACGAGAGTGATTCTGAGCTTAGTTTTGAGCTGGAACCTGGAAGTGTCCTGACTCCATCCAACACAAGAAAGAATACTCTGGGTTTTGTGCCTGCTGTAGAGGTTCTAAACAAGCCCAACGCATCAGGAACCGAAGGTGAGGGCGAATTTGACCCATTTATGGAGCAAATCGTGCTCCATGATCAAATTATTCGCAATGTTGCCAAGAATATTGAGTTCTTTGGTAACCCTACGCTGATTAGTTCTCGGCCCCGTAGTGATCTGGTCGAAGCTAACGACGCTCAGAACACTTTCCGCCCGACAATCAGCAGTCAGAGCGGATTTGCGGGTCAAACCACCCCCTCAACAAGGGTTAGCGAGCCTTTTGGCACCGCTATGGGTGGTGGGCTCCGTGTTCCGCGAATTATTGCGAACATTGAGCCTTCAGATCGAGTCGGTTACATGACTCCAGACCCTGTGTCTGGGGATATGAACCGTTATGCGCTGTTACTACGCGAAGAAATTCGTACAGCGCTTGGCGGAGTCGACGAGATCTCGATTTCAGCTGGTGCAACTGCCACAGAGATCAAAGGTCTCACAGGTAGAGCGCAAGCAACTGCTCTGCGGAAAAATAAGTCGTTTCTGACCTACGGATTCTGCCGTTTGTTGGAAATGATTATCTACCACCAGGAACAAATTTTCCGAGAGTCCTTTATTGTTGCTTCGGGAATGAAAGTTCCCTCACCTCCAAAGGAGCAAACTCCTGAGTCGAATGAGAAGTATCAAACTTCTCTTCGCCGCTTTGATATCAAGGTGGATCAGGAGATTAAGACCGCTATCGAGAAGGGCAAAGTTCCTTCTGGTGTAGTTGGTCTTCCTGAGGACGGTGAGCGTGAGGTGACGTATCGTTACCAAGGTGACGTATACGAAGATACCGCTTACGACATCAACCAGAAGTCGATTGTTGTCAGAAACCTGCAGGAACTAGGAGTAGACAGTGTGGAAGCACTGAAATTCCTTTTCCCTGAGAAAACTGACAACGAAAGAGCGGAAATGCTGCAGGGTTTCCCATTCCGTATGGTTCAACAAACTCAAGCAGCAATGCAACAATTCCTGGTATTATTAAGCCAGATGTTGCAATCACCGCACCCACTTGCGCCAGATCAACCACTTGCGGCTGATCCTAGACTGAACATCACACCGCTCCTTTACAGGACGTTTGACCATCTCGCTGAAGAACTAACTTATTCGGGTAGCTATGAGCCAGCAGATCCAAGCTTCGACCCCGAGCCCGGTCTCCCCGGCGGTAGCCCCGACGGTAACCAGCGACCAGGGTTCAACCGCTTATCCCCAGTGGGTGCCCCAAGCAGCTACCCCGGTGGCAGCTTCGGTACCTACAGCCCCCTCGCCACAGCAGGTAACACAGGCTACGGCCCCTATTACCAGCAACCAGTACAGCCAGTCTCCGTCGCAGTCCTCCCCGAGCAATCCTTGGGAAGCAGCGATGGGTTCGCTGGAGCGGGTGCTGACCCAGGTCAACTCCCCATCCCCCAGCCCGACTCAGTGGTCGCTCAATCAAGCGCCACAGGCGGATACAGCAACGCTCAGTCAGCCTTCACAGGCCCAGCCTTGGGCTTACCAGGAACCGCAGGCAGCGCAGACATTGCCTACCAGCGCCTCACCGACCCAAACTTCCTCGCAGGCTTCTACGGCACCCAGCCAAATCAGCCTAAGCAACGTAAGCGAAGAAGTCGTTAGGCACTTCGGTATCGAGGCTCCTGGAATCCTCAATCAGTACTCATGTGCTCTTGAGGACATGCTGATTGATCAGTCTCAGCGTTACGACGCTTTGAACCAGCAGGCTGGTGCGATGCATCAGATTCTGACTAACCCTGATCACCTGGCTGATTACACCGACCGCTATTTTACTGAGGTTTACCCCGTGGATATCGGCGACGGCGCTGGACAGCAAGTTGGTTATCAGCAGCCCCAGCAGCAGTATCAGCAGCAGTTCGACATGCCTGCTGTTCCCGCTGGTGCCGGTGGCCAGCAAGGATCTGCAGCTCCTCAGCAGCAGTGGGAAGGCTTCTCTGAAGTTATGAACCGCAACCCTGAGAACGCTTGGCGTTATCTGCAGAGCATGGGCCAAGACGCAATGCGCAACAAGCTCTTGTTTATGGAAGGAGCCTGATCTAGGCTTAAATCGGTCTTCTAACAAGACCGGACTTTGTGGACTCTTTACCCTCGCATGACGACTGCGGGGGTATTTTTTTGACTTAGTATTAGCTCACTTACAGGTTTAAGAAATGGCTCTGTCTCCTGATGCTGCTGGCACTCGCATGGTTCCTCTGCAAGTAGCTCCTGTTGAAGCAAAAGCGCAACCCAACAAAAAAACAACTGAAGTCACTCAGTCAGCAGAAGTTGTAGAAGGTGCTTCTTCTGACGGTTTTGACGAAGGCGTGGACATCTCGCTTGCCCCTCCCATCGGTTGAACCTTTTTCAACACCATATCTTCTGCAATCCTTAGTCCTCTTATTCCTGCATATCCGCAGATGAATGAAAGGGCTACAGCTTCTTTGGGACTGAGTTCTAATCTTTCTGCAATAGCAGGACTAACGAACTCAGCCAAGAAGAAACCAACTACCGCTGTTTTTAGCAAACACGGTATTAGTTTTTTTGGGTGCAAAATAGAATCTGTGATCGACCCTGACATCGCAGCCATAAATTGTTCCGGGTCATCTGTCAAGACATCGAGAGCTTTCTCGGCGAGGTAGTTCATCGGCTCCCGGAAACTATAAATACTTTAAATGATCTAGGATTCAAAAAGCAGGGAGAAGAGTATGACTTACGCATCTCAGACTAACTGGAAGTACGATAAGAACCTTTATCACAATATACAGTCAGGCCCACAGCGCACAGAGGATACTCTCGATTTAACAGATACGTACAAATTGGTATCAAGTGGATACCGAATGCCTAACGGCAAACAGCAAAGTTATTACACCGTTCTTAACGACGGACCAGATTTCGGGATTATTACCCCTGGTCCTCCGATGACTTTTGCGTCGGAAATTAACCAACCCACGTACCCAGAAAACAAAACCATCACAGTAACGGTGGTCAATACTTCTGCTGGTAATCGCTTCTACTTTGACGGGGTCGAAAACACCAACTTTTTTATTTTTGAGGGGAGCACATACACTTTCGATATTTCAGACGTTTCACTTATACCTCATCCTTTTAAACTCAGTCTCACTGCAGACGGAACACATGCAGGAGGAACCCTTTTAACTGACGGAGTTACGTATTCAGGATCAGCGGGAACTCCTGGTGCGTTTGTAAGAGTAGTAGGTCAGCTACTTCCAACGGAAGTTATTTACCCCTACTGTCAGATACAC